AATCATCCTGCTTTGCAACTCCTTCAGAACTCCCGGCAGCATCAGACTCAGACGGCTCTGAGGCATCAGTGACAGGCTCATGTGTGGGGTTAGACTCCGAAGAATCATCAGTTGCGATCGACCCCTCTGCCTCTTTAATCAACTCTTCCTCGATTCGCCGCAGCTCCTCAAGTCTCTTCTCTTTACTCATGTAATCCTCACGAGTGTCCAAGCGATTCCATTCAGCAGCATAAAGCAGGGTTGAGCGTGGTCCCGTTCACCAAATACTCAGATAACCTTACCTACCGTCCGAAGACCCAGACCCTATTGTTTCTTGGTGATTAGACTTCTGAGGTAATCAATAGCAGCAGAATACCCTTGAGTGTACCTGAAGTCTTCCTTGTTGACCTTGAGTTGCTCAATGCACTTTCGGTCGAGAAAATCAAGGACACCCTCTAAAGCGAAGGTGTCACTTGACTTGATTCCTTTTACTAGTTCTTCTGGTAGCTTTACAATCATTCGCTATATCCAACGGTATTAGCCTTCTGAGCGTCAACAGCAGCTTTTTGTGTAGCGGTTGTCAGGGTGGTGTCGCTATTCATCTTAGCAATATCTTTCTGAGACACAGCCTTTTGAGTAGCGATACGATCTCTCTGGTCAATCTCTACAGCGCGGAGCTTCTGATCACGAGCCTTCAACTGAGCGTTCAATTGATCTCGCTGGAGAGTAGCCTGCATGGTCTTGTCGTGCATATCCTTCTGACCGTCGATCTGAATTTGAGTTGCCTGAACAGAGGTCTGCATCTTCTGCTGTTCCGTCTGTGCCATCTGAGCCTGCTGCTGTTCCATCTGAGCCTGCTGCTCTTCGTCCTTCAGTTTAACCGTCAGTCTCGAAGGGATGATGTCCTCGCGGAAGTTAGCGGTCTTGAGTACCGTACGAAGCATATCAGCTCGTCCGACCTTACCCATGATCTCAAGGTCTACAGGGTTAGCTGTGGTCTGAAGGAGTTCTCTCTGAGCTTCCTGCTCTGCCGCTTTCAGGGTGATAGCCTCAGCAGCAAACACAACCACGTTAATGTCGCCGTGGTAATCCAAAGGTTCATCATCTTCCTGTGCCTTGAGCAGTCTGAGGTAAAACTGATACTCAGCTCTCGGGATCAGCACACCCTCGGAGATGTTCTTGATTGCGCTCTTGATACCCTTGGACGCCGACTCCATGAGGATCGAAAGACCACCCATAGTTTGAGCGGCACCACCGACCTGCTCGTTTCCGTAAGAGTAGCGAGGGATACCTGTAACGTCGTCTGCCTTCATCTCGAATCGATCGTACACAGCGAGCAACTCGTTAGCGTTCGATGGGATCGTGAACCACTCAATAGGTCGGCCACCGTTGCCCTGAGGGTCGCTAGAGAACTGCCAAATCTTGTGAGGTCTCTGTTCCTCAATAGGTCCATCATCAGCCAATCGATCAATCAAGATAGCACACTGAGGACCGGAGGAGAGACCCATGTTGTCAGCTAAGGCACGAGCGGCACCGTTACACATACGCTGAATGTCACGCATGGACGCTGGCATACTCTTACCCCAAAGGGAGCCCGGACGCTTAGTGTAGGAAGCAGCGTAGTACGGTCGTCGCCCAAGAGGGTCCTTGTTGATTAGGCACTTCACTACTTTGTTGCCTACAAGGATAACCTCAACCTCGATCTCCTCCCAGTCCTCCATAGCGGCGATCTCGTCATCCTCACGAAGACCCCACTCTCGGAGCATCTTGACACTGGCGGTACCCCAGAAATGGAGGCCGTGGTAGATACCCTTGGAAGCGTAAGTCTGATTGCCTCGCTTCTCTGCGCTGGCTTTCGACTCCTCTATCTGATTGTCGATGGCTATCAGAGAGCACTCAGGGCCAGCCTCAAGTACCTCAACAATGTTGTCTTTGTAGTAGCCGTTCTTGTTTCCGATGTGAGCTAGGTCACTTAGTTCTTTACGTGTGAGTCGAAGGTGCTCTACAAAGTTACCATCGTATACGGACTCAGCCGAAGGGGATGGGTAGATGTCAAAAGGACTCACTCGTTTATTCAAGAACACAACCTCACGGATGACCTCGGGGATTCCGTTCTTGTAGGTAAGTTTCTTCTTGGTGGTGACTACAGGCCCTTTCATAAACGCTGTAGGGAACACAAGGAAGTCGCTGATGAACTCAGAGAATGCTGGGTCCCATCCGCCCTGCTTAAGATCATCGAGAACTTTGGTCTGAATCTTTACACACTGTTGCCGAGCGACCTTGTTGATCTCCTCGGTGATGGCCTCGTCAATGTCTCGTTTGAGTTCGTTAATCTCACGAAGCTCTCTCGATACGGACATGGCGCTGGGTGGCTTAGGTGGAGCCTGCTGTACGGGCTGTCCGTCTGGACCTACCTGTCCCTCAGGAGGCTGACCCTGAGCCTGATACTTCTCTCGGATCTTAGCGACGAGTTCCTGCTGGTCCCGCTCAAAGCTGTCTCGAATGGACTCCTCGATTTCAGGAGGAAGCTCCTCAACCGGAGTGGGCCTGAACTCCATAGGGAAGGCGTTAGCTGGCTGGAGGATGTCCTGAATCCAAGACATACCAGCGCGTTTCTTCGTAGCTGTGAGGTTCATAAAGATGTTGCTCTTGTTGAGCATAGAGGCAATCTCAGCAGGGGTGTACTCACCGTTCACCTGATACAGAGAGTCCAACATCTCCTGATCAACGCTCGATTCCGTTCGAGCTTGTTTGTTCTCTTCGTAGGTTCGGACGACATATCCCTCTAGTGTTGAGTGGAAAGTGTCTCGCTCTTTTCGTTCTTGTTCGGAAATGAAATCCGCGTCTTCAAGAGCTTCCTCAACCAACTCGGAGATACCTTTCACTGCCATGCCGGTAGGCACTTCCTCGTCGTAAGCCATGTATCTCCTCTCTACTGAACTTGTCGAAGATCGACAAAAATAATTAGTGGTGCCGCAGTAGCTCCAACCTACTGACATAAGGACTACAAGTTATACTTATGTCTATCTTTTCGTCCATTGCCCATATTCAATGCCCTGTATGTTGGAGTTAAACTATGACAGTTAGGACAAATTAAGTCTAAGTTATTTTCACTATTGTTTAAATAGTTTCCATCAATATGTTCTACCTCCAAGGGAACTTTATTTGTACAAGGATTTACCTCGCACCATCCACATCTTGAACATTGATTATTGTATTTTTCTCTCATATATACACGTATATGAGAAGATATCTGGTATTTACCACTCATCTTTGTTTCAAGCCCTTGTTTCCAGCGTTCTATATATTGTTTATATTGATAGTCCACTTGACAGTGAACATCGCAATAAACTTTATGACGTTCGTTTAGTTCTTTTCCACAGTTTCTACAATAATGGATTTTCTTTTTCATTGGTATATCATCTCCCGGTCGATCTACCGTTGGAGCTACTGAGGCTGGTGTACCCCTATATCTAAACGTATAGGAACCTAGACTTAACTACCTGCCTTGGTCGAGACCTGTTGACACCCCTGATGTGTTCGTACGCTTCTTTACCAAACGTCAGAGCAACAGCGTCCGCAATGTCAGGAGAGGATAGACCCAACTTCTTGAGGTCCTTCTTGGTCGTTAGGCTCAACTGCATCTTCGAGTTGTAGCCGTAAGTCATACCAACTAACTGAGACCTAAGCTCAGGCATGTAAGGGATGGAGGCACCAACCATTAGCCAGTTCTTCATCTCACCCCAGAGTTGGGATCGTACGTTGAAGTATTCGAGAGGCTTCGCTGAGCGGTTACTGGAGATCACCTGAAACACCGGCATCCCTAGTACCTTACACCTATCGTACACACCGGCACCGATACCGATGGCGTCGATGTATACCGCTGTTCCCCTCCACTGGTTCTGGTACTCCATAAGCCGACCAGCTACCTCTTGGGTATCTTGGTTCTTGATACGGAGGACGTTGAGGAGCTTGGGTCCCTGTCGAGCCACGAAGACTGTCTCGTCATCACCGAAGCGAGCGATGTCAGCACCAATCACCACCGGGTAGTCTTTGTAGTAGGACGGGTCAAGTTGGTTAGCCATAGCGTTGTCAACGATCAGACTGGAGATAAACTGAGTATCGGTAGCTCTAGGGAACTGTCCAAGCACACCGATACGATACTGATCAGAGTCCTCTCCGTACTGTTCGATAACCTCTTTGATCCAGTCTTCAGAAATGTGAGGACACTCGTAGGCAGAGAAGTACATGGTCTTCCAGAGTGTCATGTTCTCTCGATGGAAGATCTCGTAAAAGCGACCAGAGGCTCGGGTGGGGTTAGAGCACAGAACGAAACGCCCACCGGTACCTGTGCTCAAGGTACGTTGAAGAACGTCGAAGGTACTGTCATCAATACCAGAAGCCTCGTCTGCCAAGATAACATAGTTCTTCGAGTGACCACCCTGTAGAGACTCTTTGTTATCAGCGGAGGCAGTTACTAGGTTGGCTATTTGGACACGAGTGTTCATCGTTAGCTGCACTCGTTCCCTAGTGATCTCAAACATCTGAGAGATGTGCCTAGGCATCTTACCCTTCCACTTGAGCAACTCAGCGTAGTAAACACGTTGAAGCTGCTGAGACGAAGGGGATGTTACTAGGACACGACAGTCATCTTGAGTCAACAAGAGAAGGAACGTGAGCCACGCTAGGGTGGTCGTGTTGTGGGTGGGTATGAAGTTTTCACAAAGGTACAAACGGTCAGAGGAGTCTACCTCTATACACGTTGCTTCGTGCTCACCTATATACTCGACAGACTCAATGTACACCCTTGAGCTATTAGTCTTACGTGATCTCCTGACCTCCTTCCTCTCAATCTTGAAGAGTCTTTCAGGTCGGTTGAACTGGAAGTGTATACAGTAACAATCCGAGTGAGTGGTCTTCTTGACTACGCTGCCTTTAGTGGTCCCTCCTAGAGACCTGATGAGGTAGATAAAGTCTTTGGCTAATCTCTCGGATGTGGTGTAGTACGTTAGATGTCCACCCTTATCGATAGTCCCGTCTGTATCCATAAGACCCCTAAGAACTTCCATACGGACCTCTATGGAGTTTTCAAGGTAGGTAATAGGTATATACTTATCGTGAGAGCCACACTCGTGGATGGTGCCGTCAATCCTTTTGAGATCAGTGATTAAACCAAGAACAGTCTTAGTCTGCCTGTCGTTATCAGAGATTTGATAAGGTATGTTATTCCACACCTCAAGGTCAATGTTTGTAACGGTCCCTGCACAACGAGTGCCATCTCCTAACCACACCCCAAGAGTGTGAGGGTCAACAGGAATCTCTTGTGACCTTTTGTACACAGGTGCGACTTGAGGTAGATAAAACCTCAACCTTCTAGTTGATGGTGCTCTCTTTGTGCTCCTTACTCTGCACCAGATACCTCTATCAAGGATTGACTCTAGTGAGAGCGTCTTGAACTCCGAACCGTTATGATAGTCCGCTACTGTCCATAGATGTTCCAATCCCGAGTCAACGTGGGTACCGTTGTTGAAGCGTACCCTGTAGATATGCTGAGAGCCTTGAGGGTATACACCTGTAACCGTAGAGACTCCGGAGTAAGAGTTGCAGATAGCGTCTCCGACCTTGAAGTCCCCTATGGCTCTAAGCCCTACCGGGGTGTGCAGTCTCTCGTCGTTGCAGAGAACCTTCCCCGCACCTGTACACGAGGATACCGCCACACGGCAGAAGGGGTTCCAGACCTCGTTGATCAACTGTTCCTGCTGTTTAGTAGGGTGAACACCGAAGAGATCACGAACACCCTTGATTGGGTCTACTGACCACTGATACAGGAAGTCCGCTAGTTTCTGTGTCGCATCTTTCGAGGACAGGTCTGCTTTGGCGCTTTTGTCAAAGCTTGTCCGACCCTTTGCGATGCTATCGGTGTGGTCAAGAGGCTTAGAGTTATTCCTCGGCGGCATAGGTGCCCTCCGGGTTAGGCAATAAATCTATGACTTGGTGTACCTCTAGCTCCTCTCGTCTCTTCAACATGAGGTCGAACGAGTCATCAAGGGACAGCTTGTTATCAATCTCTGTCTT